ATAGAAGTAACTTTAGATAATTGGCCAGGTGAAACAGGTTGGTCATTTGTTAGTGGTGATGGTAGTACAGAAATTCCAGACGGAACATATACTTATCAAGATGTTGGACAGACTTACACTTATAATGTTTGTGCAATGGAAGGTGGATTTGAATTTATTATATCAGATACTTTTGGTGATGGTTTAGCTGGTTCTACTTCAGGAGGAACAATAGATGGTGATGTTGTAATAAAAGGATGTGATGGAGAAGTAATTACTTCATTATCCTCTAATACTTGGGTAAATGCAGCACAAGATACAGTAGGAGTTGGTTTTGGAAATGTAGCTTATTCAACTTGGCAACAAACAACCATATGTGGTAATGTAGAAGAAATATTAGGATGTACAGATTTTAATTACCAAGAATTTAACCCCTTAGCAAATACAGATGATGACTCATGCCTTACAGAGCATGTATTAGGGTGTATTGATCCTATAGCATTTAATTATGATTCATTAGCTACACAAATGGAAATATATCCTAACTGTAACTATGAACTATGGATAGGAGACGCTGGTGCTGATGGATGGGGTAATTCATTCTTAGGAGTTGTTCAGGGAGATAACCAATGGTCATTTACAATGGGACCAGGACAGTATGAACAAACATTTCCTATATGGTTAGAAACAGATAAACCTGTTAAAATATATTACTTTGAAGTAGGAGGTGCACAAACACCACCAGAAGAAGTAGAATTTCAAACTTTACATAACTCCTTTAAATTAACAAACGCAAACGGTAACGTATTATTATATGAAGGATGGAACCCATTTGCAGATAATGGTCAAGGAGCACTACAATCGTTTAGCCCTCCGTTTTATAATGTGTATCAAGCAATGCCTTTTTGTGGTACTTTATGTATCCCAACAGTAGAAGGGTGTTTAGATTCAACTGCTTTAAATTATAATGAAGAAGCAAATACAGATGATGGTTCTTGTATTGAAGTTATACCTGGATGTACTCAAGAAATAGCATTTAATTATGATGAAAACGCAAACTTTGACGATGGTTCGTGTGAAGGAATAGTTTTTGGATGTATGGATTCAGTAGCTTGGAATTATAATGAAGATGCAAATGTAAGTGATAATTCATGTTTATATTTTGGATGTACAGATTCTGAAGCAACTAATTATAATGAAGGTGCAAACGTAGATAATGGTTCATGTTTATATCCAGGATGTACTGATTCTTCAGCATTTAATTTTAACTCTGAAGCTAACATAGATGATGGTAGTTGTATATTACCTATATATGGTTGTACTGATCCAACTGCATTTAACTATGATTCAACAGCTAACACAGATAATGATTCATGTATCCCTATAGTAGAAGGTTGTACAAATATATTTGCATTTAATTATGATACTTTTGCTAACGTAGATGATGGTAGTTGCATATTAACAGTTTATGGTTGTACAGACCCAGATGCTCTTAATTATGATGAAGATGCTAATGTAGATAATGATTCATGTATAGAAATTGTGTATGGATGTACAGATGCATCTGCTATAAATTATAATGAAAACGCAAATGTTGATAATTTTTCATGCATAGATTACATTTATGGTTGTACAGATTCGACAGCATTAAATTATAACGAATTAGCAAACACAGATAATGGAACATGTATTGAAATAGTAGAAGGTTGTACAGATTCAACAGCTTTAAATTATAACGAATTAGCTAATGTAGATAATTTTTCGTGTATAGATTATGTATATGGTTGTACGGATTCTACAGCATTTAATTATAATGAGTTAGCAAACACAGATAATGGTTCATGTATAGAAGTTGTTTATGGGTGTACAGATTCAACAGCATTTAATTATAATTCAGACGCAAATACAGAAGACTTTAGCTGTATTGAAGTAGTTTATGGATGTACAGATTCAGAAGCATTTAACTATGATGAATTAGCTAATACAGATAATGGAACATGTATTGATATATTAATAGGATGTACTGATGTTAATGCTTATAATTATGATGGAAATGTTAACACAGATGATGGAAGTTGTGAGTATGATGCAGAATGTAGTGGTGGGCCTGGAGTCCCTTATTGGTTACCTAACGATTGTTTTGAATGGGTAATATCCATTGATACAGAATGTTGTACAGGTAGTTGGAATTCATATTGTGTAGAATTATATAATTATTGTGATTTAGGATGGCCTATTGATTTAGAAGAAATGAGTAGAGAATTACTAATATATCCTAATCCAGTAACAGACATATTAAATAGTACACAAGAAGTTGATATAAAGATATATGATATGATAGGAAATTTAGTTATTTCCAAAACAAAAACAAAACAAATAGACATGACATCATTATCAAGTGGAGTTTATAATCTAAATATAACACATGATAATAAGATAATAAATAATAGAATCATAAAACAATAACGCCTTTTGAAATAAGTTTATATTTATTAGGGAATAATATACTATAATAATGGCTAACAACAAATTTTACGGATACACACCAAAAAAAGAAAAAGTCTCTACTTCTGAAGAATCCGCTTTTAAGGGAGGGGGAAATTTACTTGACCAAGTAAACCCCTTCGAATTTAGAAAAGGTATGGATTATGAATTAACTGAACTAGGATGTACAAGATTAAGAGAATCTACTCCAGAAGAAAGAGAAAAAGCTACAGAAAAAGTACTTAAAAACCTTCAATCCCATGATGCTTACTATTCTGGTTTAATGCAATTTGAATCAGGAATGAATCATGCGGGTCAAATTGAAGGTAAAAACTTTAAAACATGGCTTAATGATCATTTTGATCTTAATAAAATGCAACCTGTTGTAGATGAAAAATTTAGCAAAACTAAAAAAACTAATTTTAAGGATGATAAAATGAAAGAACTTAAAGAAGCTATTAAAAAAGAAATGAAATTAATTCTTAAAGAACAAGGAGCAGCAAAGGCAGCAGCTATGGCTGATATGGAAGATAATGAGGGAACTCCTAAAAAAGGTAAAGGAAAAGCTAAAAAAGACAAACCAGTAAGAAAAGATAGGTTTGATAGAGAAGAAGAAGCTATAAAAGATATATTATTTAGGGTAGATGCTAAAGGAAAAAAACCAAAGGAAGAAGGAGATTACACAAAAGATAATCCTGCTCCTGGTAGTATGCTTTTTATTAAAGATGAGTTATTAGACACGTATAAAAACGATATAAAAAATGACCCTAAATTAGAAAAACCTAAAGATAAAGAAGACGCTTATAATAAATTACAAAAAGAAGCAAATGCAGATTTTGAAGACGCTTTTGACAAGTTTAATCAAGAATTTGACACAGATGATACTCTTAATTTATATGTAAAAGATCAAGAATTATTTAAAACTATAAAAAGCCTTCAAGAAAGACTTAAATTAGGTTTAGATAAAGCAAGAGCAGGAGTAGAAGAAGAAGCTAGAGGAACTAGACGTGAAATAGCTAAATCTCAAATGACACGTGAAGAAGCTCTTAGACTTCTTGAAATATGTAAAGAAAATGGAATTTCTTTAAGAGAAGGATCAGAGGGAGTAAAAGTATATTATGAAATAGCAAAAGCAGCTTATTTAGAAGGTGTAGCTAATGCATTAAAATTATAAATCAATGTATCAAAAATATTCACAAATAGTTAGTTCATCCCAATCTACAGAATACACAGGAAGTATATCAAAAATGCATGTATTAGCTACGGGGACTATATTAAACACTATGTGGGGAGATCCAGATGAAGGTAATAGACTAACTTTAACAGGGTCTCAATTTGTAGATTCTGCTATTGCTGATATAACTACACCTATAACTGCAACTGTAGGTAGTGATATTGAAGGTCCAATAGGAAGAATAAAAGTAGGTACAGCAGGTTTATTGTTGTATTTTAAATAAAATAAAAAAATAGTTATGAATTTTATAGACAGTTGGAGAGAAGGTAATAAAAAAAATATTATTGATATTTCCCTAAGACTTGGAGTATTGACTCTATTTGAACTTAATTGGAATCCCGGAGTTAAGTTTAGATTAATATTATTAAATTTTGGGGTTGAATTATAAGACTTAAACCAATAATAATTTATTAAAAAAATAAAAACATGAATTTAAAAGAACTTAAAAAAATGATTGCAGAAGAATATGATGCATACAAAAAAGAAAAAATTAAAGAACAACCATTACCTGCGGGTCCTATGGGTCCTATGGGTGATATAGATGATCTACCTGATCCTACTGTAGCTGTATCTGATGATGATATAGATGCTACAGAAAAAGATGATTCACCTACAGATATATTAAAAGATATATTTGATATGTTAAAAGACCACTTTGAGGGAGATGATAAAAAAGATGATAAAAAAGATGATGATAAGGGTGATGATGTTGAAGATAAAGAAGATGAAGAAGCTGATTTAGAAGAAACTACAATTAATGGTGGTGGTGCTTATACTACGTCTTTAAATGAAAAGAAAAAAAATAAAAATTCAAAATTATTAGCTGAAGTTAAAATGAAATCAAGGTTTAAAAAACTTGCTAATATTAAAAAATAAATTATGACTCTTGATGAGTTATTATTAGAGTGGTCTTATAAATCAGAAAAGGGGTATCCATTATTGGATAGCCCTTCTGATATCTCTATACTTAAACAAATTTTAGAAAAACTTGATTTACCATCTAGTACTATTATAAAATCCTTAAAAGAAGCTTCTTTAAATCCTAGTGAATTAAGAAAAGATAGAATAGGTAAAATTAAAGAACCAGGTATTCGTGTACAAGTAGTTTTAGATAAAATTGAAGGTGGTAGTGAGTTTGAAATGGTAGATGGTACTAAATTAATTATCAATAAAGAAAAATCTCAAGAAGCTATTGAAAGATTAGAACAATATTTAATTAATTTTCAAGATAACTTAACAGGTTTAGTTTTTTATGATGACAATGAAACACCTTATGCTTTAGATTCTTTTAAAAAAACAGAAGAATTTGGATCAAGTAAAGGAGCAGGAGGGGGTACTGATGAAACTAGATTACAAGAAACTGCTCATGCATACGGGTGTGCTGTAGCATATTATATAAACAACAGTTCTATAACAAGTGATGATTTAAATAATGAAAACTTTGAACAAGTAGCATCATATGTAGATGCTGATGCTTCTATTGAAGAAGTAATAAATTTTTTAAATGAATCCCCTAAATGGAAAGATTCAATATCTAAATCTGTAAATAGTATAATTAAAACATTTCCAAATAACAATTTTAAAATCCATAGGGGTTCAGAACAAGTAGATAGAATATATAATGCTTGGAGTGAAGTTGCAAAAAAAGAAGGAAATTTAAAAATGGCTAATGACAAATGGAACCCAGCTGACATTTGGTTAATATCTAATGACCTAAAAAACCATGATTGGTCAGGTAATTTAGAAGTATTAAATGGTCAAATATCTAATTTTTACGCTGATAATAAATTAATAGGAATATCTTTAAAACAAATACCTAAAAATAGAGAACCTAAAGCAGTAATTCAAAATGATCCTGAAATACCTAAAGAAAATATATACAAATTTAATGATTTTGATGCTTCTGTAAAGTCAGCTAATATAGAAATAAAATATATAGACACAACTAAAGAAGATTCAGATGAAAATGCAGGGACTTTAATGTTAAAAAACTTTAACGTTGATTCAGGCTGGTGTGCTGAAATATCAGGTAAAGCAGCTAGAGGAGGAAAAGCTTGTCATGGTGGGATAAATGATGTCTTAAAATTAAATAATATAGAAACATTACCTACAAGTAAAGATGTAAAAAAAGCCTTTCAAATAGATGATAAAAATTATTATGAAAAGTTTTATTATCTTTTTGATAGATTTATGGAAAACATTTCTAAAGAAGATTTTAAAAAATTATATGATACCTCTGAATTAAGTTGGAGAACTGCAAAATATATGGGTTTAGAATTTTTAGAAAAAATATACGATAATGCAGATTCAGCAGATGAAGTAATAAATGATGTTATGAGATATGCTGCTTCATCTACAAAAGCTTCATCTCAACACATAAAGTTCTATTAAAAAATTTGGATTTCCCATATTTTCTTACTATATAACAATAAATAAAATAAAATAATTATGGCTTACGAACAACAATTACAAACAGCAATGGAAAGATTAGATCAATCTTTATCAAAATTAAGAAATTTAATCAAAAGAGGACAAACAGCAGATGCAATTAATTTTATGGAACAGGGAGAATTAAAAGATCGTTACGAAGAGTTACAAAATATTATAACTATATCTCAAACTGGCAACATAGGAGCTAGGGGAACTTCAAATATGGGTACATTTTAATAAAAAAATAAGTTATGTTATCAGCAGAAAAAATCCAATCAAATTGGAATCGCTATATTAGCGAAATAAAAACAAATATATCTAAAGAACGGACAGATATATTAATTCCTTTTATGGAAAAATATCAAGAAAGAATGATGATGATGCCTGCCGCAGCTAAAAACTGGCACCATTCAGCATTTGCAGGTGGTTATACTGACCATGTATTACGTGTATTTGATTGCGCAAATGAATTATATAAAACGTGGAATAAAATGGGAGGAGATATATCCACATATACAATTGAAGAAATGCATTTCATCGCTTTATTTCATGATTTAGGTAAGATGGGCCAACAAGAAGGTGAATATTATAAACCAAACGACTCACAATGGCATATTGATAAATTAGGCCAAATTTATAAGTTTAATACTGACATTCCTGCTATGAAAATACCAGAACGATCTTTATTCTTATTACAAGAAATTGGTGTTAAGGTAACTCAAAATGAATTTATTGGTATTAAAATACATGATGGTTTATATGATGAAAGTAATAAATTTTACTTTATGTCAGGTATGAAAGAAACTAAATTAAGATCACATTTACCCTTACTTATGCACCAAGCAGACCATATGGCAGCTCAAATTGAATATGAGATATGGAATAATGCAACAGATGCAGTTCCTAAACAATCAAAACCTACAAATGGTTCTAAGGGAGATAAAACAATAAGAAATGCTAAAAAAATAAATACTAAAAATAACCCGAATCTATCTAATGCTACCTTAGATGTAATAGATTCATTTTTTAAAGATTAAAATATGGGATGGACAATATCAACAATATTACTTATTATTATTACAATTATTTTAGGTTTTGCTCTTTTTAATTTATTAAAAAAGAATGAAGCTTTAGAAGATTTTATCTCTAAACAAAGTGATGCTGTAAATGAATGTGATAAAAGGATAAAAGAAATAGATACTAGAGGTACATTTAGCTCAGATGATGAAATAGGATGGTTTTTTAATGAAATTAAAAAAATCCAAGAAGCCTTAAACGAATTTACCCTTAAATAAAATTATGATAACTAAACCAAAACCCCCCATTATAGAATCAAACTCTATTCCCCCACCAAAGAAAAAAAGAGGAAGAAAAAGAACAAAAAAAAGATATTTTACTGAAGATACTGATTTAGCTATAAAACAGTACTTATCATCATCTAATCAAGATGAAAGAGATTATATATTTAAAACAAGAATTTATTATCCCTTTTATAAACTAGCTGAAAATTTAATCCATACTTTTAAATTTTACTATACAGAAGTAGAATCTTTAGAAGATTTAAAACATGAAGTAATTTGTTTTTTATTAGAAAAATTAGATTATTTTAAACCTGAAAAAGGTTCAAAAGCTTTTTCTTATTTTAGTATTGTAGGAAAAAATTACCTTATATTATATAATAATAACAACTATAAAAAGAAAAAACAAAAAGTAGATTTACTAGCAGCAGATGAAGATGATGGAGTAATACACCAATTAGGTAGAGACCAAAGAAAAAAAGAATTAAAAGATTTTATAGATCATCTTACTGAATATATAGACAAAAACATGTTTACTATATTTAAAAAAGATAAAGATAGAAAAGTATGTGATGCTATTAATACTCTTTTTAAGCGCAGAGAAAATTTAGAAATTTTTAATAAAAAGGCCCTTTATATATACATTCGTGAAATGACTAATGTAGATACTCCTGTTATTACAAAAGTAACAAAAATACTAAAAAAAATATATAAAAAGTTACATCAAGAATATATTGAAACAGGATATGTAAAAATTTAAATTTTTCCATATTTATTATAAATAAATAATTATGGATTCATTAAACCAAGTAATTTTTGATGATAAATCATTTTCTGATTTGTTAAAAGAAATTCATAAAAACCAATCAAAAAAATCAAAACAATTAGCTAGTTTAATAGCTGAATTAAGACCCCTTATTACTTCTTTAGGAGATGCTACCGTAGTAGTACCATTAATTAAAGAATACATGGAAATTAGTGTTAAAAATGATGATCAATTAATAAAAATGGCTGCTATAGTCCAACGTTTATCTACAGGGGCTACTTCTAGTGGAGATGGAGGACTACTAACAGAAGAAGAAATGGAACAACTTCAACAAGTAGCTGATGAAATATCAAAAAATATTGAAGAACCTAAACAACTAAACAAACCTAAAGAAACTGATGGATAAAATTGTAAGAGTTTATGATATAATTTTAGATAAAAATCATGATGCATGTAAACCTAATTGTACAGCAGATGATATAGGAACAATTTATTTTACTGAATTAGATGAACTTACTCCTGAAGCTGACAAAGACTTTGAACTATCTACAGCTAAACCTTATCATTACAATTTGCTTCATATTCCTGTAAAAAATGAATTAGTTCATATAAAATATTCTGCAAGCCCTAAACATAATGAACTAGAAAAACCAGATAAATATTATTTGTCTCCTTTATCTATAATGCAGAATGTTAATAGTAATGCTTTTATTGATAGGTTAAATCATAAAAATGATAATTATTTTAAATTAAATGCTCTTATAAAACGTTTACAACCATATGAGGGGGATATGATTTTACAAGGTAGATTTGGAAATTCTATAAGATTTGGATCTACTATAAATACAGAAAAAATAACAAGAAAAAATAATTGGAGTAATGAAGGACAAATAGGATCCCCTATTACTATAATAAGTAATGGTCATCAAACAATTTCAACTAATATAGAAGAAGAATATGAACATACTGTAGAAAATATAAATCAAGATAATTCAAGCATTTGGTTATGTTCTGATCAACAAATAAATAATTTTGAAATAGCTTCATTACATGATTTATCATATTACTATGATAGAGAAAGAGAAAAACATTCAGAAGAACCAGAAGTTCAAAATAATGCTTTATCTGAAAATGTAAAAGAAGATCCTTCTTTAAGCCCCGCAGAAGAATTACCCCCTGAAGAAACCCAAAGTACAGAACTAGCTAATGTACAAGAAATAGAAACAGACTATTATGATATAGCCTCTACAGAAGCACAGACAATTTCTATAAATTCTAATTTAATTTTATCTGAAAATTATGTACTTCCCGATAATATAAATGATAATTTTTTAAACGAAGAAATAGGATAAAATGGCAAAATTTAAAAAAATACATAATATATACAGCAAATTAGCAAATAACAATGGTATTAATAACTATCCAGGAGTAGATGAATATTTAGATCCTACTCTTACCGAAGATTTTATATGGAATAATTTAAATTTATTGCATACTAACTGTATAATACCTATTGTAGAAGCTTTTGGTATTGAAGATATTAAAATAACATCTGCTTATAGATCTACTGAACTAAACAAATTAATGGGGGGAACTGAAACTAGCCAACATGTTAAGGGATATGCTATAGATTTACTTAGTTTAAGTAAATCTTCATCTGTTTTATGGAATTGGTGTTTTCAAAATTTACCTGAGTGGAATCAATTAATTTGGGAATTTCCTGAAAGAGAAGATTTTACTAATGCTGATCAACCCTTTTCATGGGTTCATATTTCATATATTGAGGGAAATAACCCTAAAACCTGTACTATGTCTTCTGAAGTAGAAGTATACCACGAATTAATGGATGAAGGTTACCCTGAAGAAATGATTAAAAGAGGAAAATACTTACACAACATACCTGAAGCAGACGAATCTATAGTAGGATTTACAGACTTTTAAATTTAAGAAAAATGACTTACATACCATTATCACCAAAATCATATATAGGAGACCAAGTAATATTAAATTCAAATAGATTAATATTTAATGCTAAAACTGACAGTATATTATTATATTCAGATAAAGCTATAGGATTTAGTACAAATGGTAATTTCCATTTTGATACAAATAATTCAGATAAAAGTAAAAGTAAATTTATAGTAAATTCTCCTAATATTTATTTAGGGCTAGAAGATAATAAATTACCTGAACAACCAGCAGTTTTAGCAAATGATTTAATAATTTCTTTAGAAGAAGTTTTAGATTTAATACAAAAAATATATTCAGATTTAGCATTTCAGGTTTCTTTTTTATCATCTCCCCCAGGCAGCCCTACAGGTATATACCCTAAAAATATAAATCTTTTAAATAAAAGAACTAAAGAAATAGAAACTATAAAAGAGGAACTACAAAGTATTAAAAGCATAAAAACAAAATTAGTATAATGGCTACAAAACAAGTAAGAAATATTTTAAATTCCCAAATTGACTCTGTGTTAACAAGAGCTAAAGAAAAAATAAAACAAGAAGGTTTAAACAAAGTAGAAGAAATGAAAAATGAGCTTCTTACTCCTGAAGAAATAATGAAAAAACTTCAAGTAAACATAAACGACGATTCTTGTAGTCCTGAAGGTCAAGAAAAATTTAATAAAATATATAATAATTTAGAAAAAAAATTAAATAGAATAAATAACATTTTAAAAGAAGCTTTATTAAAACTAGAAAGTATAGAAAATACTATAAATCCTATAATAAATGAAGAAGGTCCTATAGGGACTATAAGCAAATTAGCAAAAATTTTAAAAGAAAATGTAGTTCCCGTACTTGAAATAATAATATTAGCAGCTCCTGCTTTATTAATATCCCAAACAGTCCCTGTAGTAACAGGAATAGGTATAGATCAAGCACAAAAAAGAAGAGATAAAGCAGTAGCTTTAGTAAAAGAATTAACTCAACTAATGATAGCTATTCCTCTAATGATTTTATTTTTTAAAAAACAAGCAAAAAAGGTAATAGATCGTGTAACTCCTGTTAAAGAAAAAATACAACCTATTAAAGAACAAGTAGATAAATTATTATTATTTATGGTTAGTTTACGTCTTCAATTTGAAGAAGGATGTGCTGAATTAAACAATTCTCAAAACACTGCTACCTCTATAATTCCTGACCCTAATGAAACTACTCCTTTACAACAATATATGTCATTATTAAAAAATCAATATAATGATGTATATAATAAACTCCAAGATTTAGGTAATGAAAAAGCTCTTAAAAGAGTATTTAAAATAAAAGAAAATTTAGAAGAAGACCACAATATTAGTTTTAAGATAGTCAATTTTAACAAAAAATCAAACAAATCTTAAAAAAAATTATATTTATAATAAACAACAATAAAATATGAAGGCAAAAACATTTGAAAATTTAATTAGAAAAATAGTTAGAGAAGAAATAGATTATTCTTTACGTAGAGAAATTAAATCTCTTAAAGAAGATATTACTAAAGAATACCAACAATTAATAACAGAAAACCAAAATGATTTTTCAAAAATTAAAAACACAAATACTTCTTTAAAAGAAGAAGTAATAAATAATGTTATAGAAAAACCTCATAGAAAACTTAATTTTACTTCTAATACAGCTTTAAATGATTTATTAAATGAGACTGCCCAAGGAAGTACTAATTTAAATGGGAGGGCATCACCTGTTTCTATAGATGAAGGTTTTACCAATATAGGGGAAATGCCTATAGAAGCTGTATCTAAACCAGTAGCAGATGCGGTAACAAGAGATTATAGTAGTTTAATGAAAGCAATAGATAAAAAAAGAAATAAATAATATATGCCCTTAATAAGATCAAGAAGAATAAGTCCTTTAAATATTAACAAAAATGTTACTATAGGGGTTGCTTTTCCTTTAGACGAAAATAATATGTTTAAAGGTACTGAAACTATAGAGGAACAAAATAAATCTAATCTTATTAATCTTTTACTAACAGAACCTGGTGAAAGAATTAATTTACCTAATTATGGTGTAGGGTTAAAAAAGCTATTATTTGAACAACAAATAAATTTAGATTATTTAAAACAAATAATCCAAGACCAAACCTCTAGGTATATTTCGGGTATAAAAGTAAATAATGTACAAATACAAATGTCAGAAGATAAACATTCTCTATTTATAACTATAACTTATCAATCTTTATTAGATGCACAAGAAGATAGTATACAACTAAATTTTAATTAACAATGGCTTACAATAAAGTATCAAATAAAACACAAGATAAAGACATAAAGTACTTAAATAAAGATTATAACTCTTTTAAAGAAAATTTAAGAAACTTTGCTGAAGTATATTTTCCTGAAAATTTTAATGATTTTAGTGAAGGTAATCCTGGAATGATGTTTCTTGAAATGTCTGCTTACGTAGGTGATGTTTTATCTTATTATACAGACACTCAACTTCAAGAGTCCTTTTTACATTTAGCACAAGATAAAGAAAATGTATACAATATGGCTTATACTATGGGGTATAAACCTAAATCAACAGCAGCTTCTACAGCAGATTTAACCATATCCCAATTAGTTCCTTCTAAAACAGTAGACAGTACTTATGTACCTGATTATGATTACGCCTTAAGAATAAAAGAAAATTCTACATTTTCTACTTTAAAAGGAGATAATTTTTATTTAACTAAAGATGCTGATTTTACTTATTCTTCTTCTTTTAATACTGTAACTTCTAGTGTTTTTCAATATGATAGTAGTAATAACCCAGAATATTATATACTTGAAAAAACAGTTCCTGCAATTTCGGGGGATATTAGAACCCAAACATTTACTATAGGAGCTGCTGAAAAATATAAAACTATAAATTTATTTGATACTAATGTAATATCTATTGAATCTATCATAGATTCAGAGGGTAATGAATGGAATGAAGTTCCTTATTTAGCTCAAGATACTATATTTGAACCAATAACAAATAATGCGGCTAATGATCCTACTTTACATGGATATAATAATGAAACCCCCTATTTATTAAAACTAAAAAAAGTTCCTAGAAGATTTGTTAGTAGATTAAAACCAAATAATCAATTAGAAATTCAATTTGGTGCAGGGATCAGTGATAAATCAGATGAACAAATAATACCAAATCCTGATAATATAGGGTTAGGTATTAAAGATGGTAGAAGTAAATTAGATATAGCATTTGATCCTTCAAATTTTTTATATACAAAAGCATATGGACAATCTCCCTCAAACACTACATTAACTGTATCTTATCTAGTAGGAGGAGGATTAGCTTCTAATGTAGGTAGTAATAATATTACTAAAACAGGTACTCTTTTATATGATTTTACCCCAAACTTAAATGCAGGGATGAAAAATTTTATTGTATCCTCAGTAGCATGCACTAATCCTAATGCAGCTAGAGGTGGGAAAGGAGAAGAAAGTTTAGAAGATATAAGATTAAACACTATGGCTAATTTTTCATCTCAACAAAGAACAGTAACTCGAGAAGACTATATTGTAAGATCTTTATCTATGGATCCTAAATTTGGAAGTATAGCTAAAGCATATATAGTTCAAGATGATCAAATATCCCCCTCAAGTTCAACTAGAATTCCTAATCCTTTAGCATTAAATTTATATACTTTAGGATACACCTCAGCAGAAAAATTAACTACTCTAAATACAGCTACTAAAACTAATTTATCTACTTATTTAGAACAATATAGAATGTTAACAGATGCAATTAATATTAAAAATGCTTTTATTATTAATTTTAAAATAGATTTTGAAATCACGGTTTTTAAAAATTACAATAATCAAGAAGTTCTTTTAAAATGTATTACAGAATTAAGAAATTATTTTAACATTAAAAAATGGCAAATCAATCAACCTATAATAATATCTGATGTTAAAAACTTAATAGGAGAAGTAAAAGGAGTACAAACAGTAGAAGACATATTTTTTACAAATAAAAGTGGAGAATCTACAGGATATTCACAAAATAAATATCCTATGGATACCGCTACAAGAAATGGGGTTATTTACCCCTCATTAGACCCAAGCATTTTTGAACTTAAACACCCAAATACAGATATTAAAGGACGAGTAACAACTTACTAATATGGCATATTATTTTATATTTCCTGAAATGGATACAACATTATACAGTCAACCTGATAGATCAGAAATGAATACAGGTAATGATGAAATTTTAGAATTAGTTAAAGAAAGAGGGTCATCAGATAACATAGTATACCCTTCAAGAATTTTAATTAAATTTAGAAATGAAGACCTTCAAGAGGTAATGAATGATATTATAGGAGCAGATGCTTTTAATAATTCTTCAAAAGTAAACCTTCAACTTACAGCGGCAGAACCAAAAAATCTATTATCTACTTTAAATGTTGATATATTTGCTGTATCTCAATCTTGGGATGAGGGTACTGGTAGATATTCTAATTTACCTACTAGTTCAAATGGTGCTAGTTGGAAGTATAGAAACAATACAACAGTAGCTACTGAATGGACTACATCAAGTTTTGCTCATAGTTCTACTGGATCTATAGGTGAACCTTTAATTACTTTAGGGGGAGGTGTGTGGTATACTAGTGCTAGTTTTTATGCATCTGAACAATTTTTAGTTGGAAATACTTTAGATACTAATTTTGATGTACTTAGTATAGTTAAAAAATGGAGTGCAAGTTTAAATGCTGGTACTACTTTTCCTGATGGGATAGAAAATAATGGTTTTTTACTAAAAAAACCTGATGCTATTGAACAAAATACCTCTCATAGTTTTGGTGAATTGCAATATTTTGCTGTAGATACCCACACAATACATCCTCCAAAACTATCATTTAAATGGGATGATTCTACATTTCCAAATGCATATACAGCAAGTATATTAGATAGTAATAAAGATTTAAATGTAACTTTATACAATAATAAAGAAGAATACAATCAGAATGATGTTGCTACTTTTAGAATCCATATAAGACCACAATACCCAACAAGAACCTTTTCTACAAGTTCTAACTATTTAAATTCATCTTATTTTAATACATCTTCTTTCTACAGCATAAGAGACGCACATACAGAACAAGAAATTATTCCTTTTGATTCTGAATATACAAAAATGAGTGCTAATAATGAAGGGATGTATTTTAAAATATATATGAAAGGTCTTCAACCTGAAAGATATTATCGTTTTTTATTTAAAAACCATGATTCTTTTGGTACTACTATATATGATAATAATTATTATTTTAAAGTTATTAGATAATGGCTATAAATAAAAAATTAACTAAAAAAATAATTAGTAATAAACATTCTAATGATATTTTATCTAAAAGTTTTACTCAATTAGCTAAAACTAATGAACCTATAAGTCATGATAAAGTTAATGAAATGTATAATAATATATTTTATAATATACCTAAAGAAGGTAAAAAATCTCATAAACAAATAATAAAACAAAGTTATGACCACGTAAATGATGCTTATAATAAAACATTAGATAAACAAATTAAATTATTAGTAAAAAATCTCTCAGGAAAAGAAGCAGAACTAATATCTTTAGAAAATCCTGCTTCTAATGAACATCCTGTTTATGAAGATAAATCTTTAATAGTTGCAGGAGAAGATGGCTTTCAGTATCAAGATATGGATACAAAGTACATTATGCAAGAAGGAAGATTAAGAGCTTTTGGTAATGAAAACATTTTTGTAAAAACAAAAAAAGCTTTTAAACTCCCCCCAACTAATGCTGATGGTAGATATTTTGTTACTATTAATGAGTTAAATGATATACCTGATGGTCCTGAAATAAACACAGATAAAGATTTACATTTAAAGGGCACAGAATTGATTATTGATTTGCCTGATTTATTAGGATATGCCGCATATCATGATATTGAATTTGAATGTATGGGTAATGAAGTTTCAGACTTTGTACCTGCTTTATCCGAAGGGTTAGATTTAGATGTTAATACACTACAATTTTATTTAAGTAATGATGCCTGTAGTGTAAAATATATTAAAGATACCTATATGAATGATGAAGAAGGTCCTACACTTCAAACTGCAATTATACCTAAAGGAGAAAAACAAACACTTAGAATACTTCGAAGAACAAATATGGAAAATGATATGATTCCTTCTGATATTGCTTCTTATTATGAAAATGAAGCTTCTGTTAGTATAGAATATAATGGTAATGATATAACAAATTATGAAAGAAATTGGGGACCTATTGGAGAATATGAAGCAATAGTATATGCTGAAGGAAGAATTATGAGTCAAGAAATTGAAAACCAACACATATCTAATACCATGTTACTAATGGGGGATATACAGGATACTTCTAAAAAACTATTTAATGGCCTTCCAACCCAAACTACAGGAATTTGGGGGGATACAGGTATAACTATAATAGATGATCCAAGTTATACAGGACAAACACTATCCTCATATGGAACTAAAAAGATTTATAATATACCAGGAGCTTATGGTTCTCTAGGCCAAAGTCATGATCTTCAATCAAAAGTATTTAATGACCCTGATAGTCATTATTATAGACCTCACATGTATGGACAACCAATAATTAGATATTTAAACAGATATCTTGTAATAAATAAAACATATAAAGATTGGGGTAAAAGAGTAGCTTTTTGGGACGCTACTAATGGTAGTTCTCATGATAAAAGTAGAAGTAGTGTTGAAGATAGTTTAGGTCTTTACATGGACCTTGCTGGAAATGATATTTTAGGATTAAGATGGGATACTTTAAATAGAGATAGAATAGAATTTCCCGGATTACAAGAATATAAGACTAGAGAACAAAATGTAGATGATAATATATTTAATCCAGTTAATGGTAATAATTAT